TAAAACTCTTCATACTTTTTACGCACTTCTTCTTTGAACCACTTAGGTAACACTTTAACATTAAGATGAGGTGGATGATACACAAAGTGATAGTTGATACCTCCTGCACCAAATGGCCACATGTTGATCTTTTTAAATCCTTGCTCTAACTTCCACTTGATAAAATCAGGCAAATAATAGATATTAAGTGCTTGTACTGCACAAGCAACTGTAATTTCTACATTGTTACTAGTTTCATTATCTAGTATGTGAAATACTTCTTCTGTGCGTTTCCATTTGCTTGGATAACGGATATAGCTGTTCATTTCGTGTATACTGTCTACACTGTAATGAAAACGTACAAGTTTAAAATGTTTCCATAAGTCAAATAAATCTTCACGCCACTCTACACCGTTTGAGTTGTAACGCAATTCTAAATCACCGGCAATGCCTTGACGTATTGCCTCCTCAAGTATTTCGTAATGTTCTTCAATGATAAGACTTTCGCCACCAGCAAAATATATTTGCTGCATGTTTGGCATTTGCTCATAAAACTGTTGCCAGAATACAGGATTTTGTTTGTGCCAGTTATAACTACTACCGTTATAACTGCCTTTGTTATCCCATTGCATAGTTTCTTTGAGGCTTTCATTTTTTACAGCCGGAAACATTGCTTTCCAGTCTTTAACCCAACCACTGCTATCGTGTGGGCTACACATTACACAAGCAAGTTGACATTTAGTACCAAAACGCAAATCAATATATGCTAACTGCGGAGGTACTTCACCGTCTTCTGTAGTATTAGCAATTAAGTCATCTACGTTCACACGTTGACTCCAATATGCTGTTTCCCACATACGCTTACTATTATGTCCTGCTGCTTCTTCCTTAAAGCACTTAGCACAACTAGGCGGTATCTCGCCGTTCATCATTTGCTTACGAACGTTTTTCATATACTTGCTGTTCCAAGCAGTTTGAAAATCTGTTACGTTTAGATTGTTTGGCTTGCCTTCATCGTCTTTGAGTATACCTACCTGGCCGCCATGTACTTTATCATTTGTTGGACCAACACTACTTGCGTTTGCTGTACAACATACACGCATACTACCATCAGGTCTTGTACTTAGGTGTACCCATGGGAGGATACAGAATGTGTCACTTACTTTTTTGCTCATACTAATACTTATTTTACCTGTACTGTTGGTCTACTCTTTTTAGAAACTCTTTATACAACTGTATATCATCATGATATAATTTTTCATATATAATTTTACTGTCGTTATCAAAAAGTTCTTCGTCCGCCCATATCCATTTTATTTCTGTTTTATTTGCTATAATATCTTGATTTATATTTTCAGGATCTAAATCATTTAAAAATTTTCCTAAACTATATGTAGGTATAGGTGTCCAATTTTGCAAATGTTTGATTCCTGACTGTTTATAATATGTTGTTTGAGGAATTACGTGTCCATCACACCATTTTTCATTAACATACAAATTATTTCTAATCCAAGCATTAAAGGTTTGCTTGGTTAAATGCTCATGAGACGGTATTGTGTTTCCGTTGCCCCAGTTAACTGATAACTTTCCTGCACGGGACATAAAGAAATATGCACTGATTAGTCTTTTTAAAGGGTCACGTATTATTATTACTCTTTTATGTCTTTTTAGTACACCATCGGTTTGCGTTAATCCTGCACGAATCAATGTCCTGTTACCACATTTTGGAGGACAAAATATAATTGTTTTTTCTTTTTTATTTTTGTGTATATAAAAAAGACTCATGTATATGTTATCTCGTTGTGATATGCTTTGTTTTTAGCACAAGTTCTTATACATCTACTAAAATGTAATTCATGAGTAGGATCCCAACTTGCACCTAAAAGTTCTTTAAACCACGGATGCTCTTGAATTTCAGCTATGCTGTGATGTTTTAGACTGTTCCAATTAGGTTCAAATTGATTAAGTTTGTCTAGTATGCCTTCTTTGTTTTTAAATGCACTATCCCAAAGAAAACAACAAGGCCACATAGTTTGATCACTGGCTATGAAAATTTCATCTTCATGTATGTATTTACATACAATGCTATTTAAAATTTCTTTAGTTTTATTGTCACTTGCACGTTTTGTTTTGTACTCTGCAATAAATTTATCAAGGTCTTTTACAACTTCCTTTTTACTATGTTCTTTGGAACCAGTTGTAGTTATAACTTTTGTTTGTTTGTTGTTTTTCTTGCCTAGCTGTGCTACCCAATCGTGATAACTGTTACGCATACCTGTGCGTGTAGCAAAATCAAAACCTAATACTGTTGCATGTGTTTTAGCAGTTTCCAATTCATGTTCATTATGATCAAATATAATGTAAATCCAAGTAGCAGTATGATTTGGTGCTGCTTGAGCGTATGCTGCAATATTACGTTCTACTACATTCCATTTAGTATTTACACGATAGATATGATTAGTTTCTTTGTGTCCGTCAATACAAAAATGTATGTGTACAAGTCCGGGATGTATAGAACTAATTTTACCCATGCGTTCCCACCACTCAGCAGTTTGTACACCACCGTTAGTGCTTAATTCACAATATCCACCTAACCCTGTTAAGTACTCAACCATGTCTACGCACTCAACATTCATTGCAGGATCACCTAATACACCGCAAAACTTAAACTCAACACCTGTATAATCAGCAACAGGAAAAATACGTTGCAAATCTTGCAACGTAAATGAACTTATTTGCAACAATTCTTTATTCAGTGTTCTAGCACACCCTGGACAGGCTGCATTACAATCACTGGTAATTTCTAACTCTACTTTGCGTATCACTTAAACTGTGCTCCAAACGGATCAAATTCTTTGCCGCATTTCATTGAACATACCTTGAGCTTGCCTTCTGCAACACTTGCTTTAGTCCAACTTTCTTCAATGCTATCAAATATACCAGTTTCAAATACAGCCTTTAGACCATGTTTTTTAGCATTAATTGCATCTTTGCCTCCGGCAGCATCAATAAAATCCCAAATTTGTTCTACTTGTGGTTTAGGATGCCACCACTTGTACATACGCCCGGCTGTCCAACAACACGGTAATGCAAGTCCTTCTGCTGTAATAAACAAGTTGCCTTCGTCTTTTACCTTGCAGTGTATTTCGGCACGGTCATAATATGCATCCATACTACCGTGTTTTTCTTTTACCTTGTCATATTGTTTAATAGCGACATTTTGATATTTTTCATCAGGCTTTTTAAGTTGAGACGTTGCTTTGCCTTTGCGGTTTACTGCTTGATGTGATTCTTTCTTTTCACTACTAGCAGTCATAAACCGACCAGTCTTTTTAGCAACAAACTTTTCAAATCCCCATTCGTTGGCAATGCGTTCGGCTTCTTCAACTTGATGTTGGTTGTGTTCGAATATAAGGAAGTCCCAACGAGCTCTACCTCCAGCAGAGATAAATGCTCGCATACTGCGTTCTACCGCAGCCCAGTTAACTCCCTGCCTATAAATATGATTAGTATCAGATAGGCCATCGACGCTGAATATAACAGCCCCCATACGGCCAAAGGTATTAGCCAGTCGTTTCCACCATTCTTCATCTCTTGCTCCTGCATTAGTATTCATAGAAAGCCACATGTCTTTGTTGTGCTCTCTAAAGTATTCAAATATTTCTAATGTATCATTAGCAACAATAGGATCCCCTAGATTACCACACATATACATTGTTTTAAGTTGTTTGATAAAATCCGGTTCAAAAATACGTTTAGCATCTTCAAGTGTAAGTTCACTAAGATCAATGTGCGGATTTAATGCACCGCCGTTTTGACTACGGTCACACATAGGGCAACTTGCTTGACAGTTTTGTGTATTTTCTAAATGAATAACACGTATATCTTCGTACTTATACATCACATACCAACTTTACATCTTTACCAGGACCTACGTGACTTGGCAATCCGCCGTATTGGCTAATATACCATTCAATAACTGCAATATACCAATTATGACTGTTATGATGTGCTTTTTTATTAAATTGGTGTATGTTATTGTTTGTGGCTTGCATAGTACTCAATGCTCTTGCACTCTCTTTTTGCAACTCACGTACACTTAAATTACTTATATCCAATTCTCATCCACCTTTTGTATTTTCTTAATTGCAATTTACCACTAAACAACTCTTGTGTCATCGGTGTCTTTTGTTCAAACTCGTACAATGTCTTACTACAATTTACGTGTTCATCAATTTCGAAGTAATCATTGTTTTGCATAATAACCAATGTGCCAGCGGGTATTTTTTCATACCAAGATGCAAAATCTTCAATATGCTCAGTACTTGTATTAATAACAGTGTTTGGCGTATCCCAAAGTGTTTCTGTGGTACCGTCATTTTTTAACACATCGTATATGTGCTCTTCAAAACGTATTTCGTGTATGTCTTGTGTTACTGCTTTAAACTTCCAACCATCAGTTACCCATGGTTTGTTAAAAATTTCAGCAACAGTCCTTACAGTTGGATCAATATCAAAACTTACAATCTTGTCTAAATCGATGTTGCTTTCAAAAAGCATAGTTGCTAGTGTGCCATACCAGCCTGCACATAAAAATACTGTTCCAAGTTTTACATCTAATTTAGATAATTCATTTACTAACCACAGTTTACTCTGAAGTTGTCCTCTACTGAAACAATCACTATCATAAGGTATTTCATCTCGCATAAAAGTTCTAAATGCATTTACAAAGTTTGTATCTGTGTACTTTTCGTAAAGTCTAAACAAACTCCATTTGTTGTCATCCATTACAACTTTTTTAAGATCTTCGTTTCCTAGTACCCTAAACAAACTATGCATATTATCTTCAGTAACAGCCTTACGCAAATCTTCATTGCCTGGAAGTAGTCTAAACAAGCTGTGTAAATTATGTTCAATAACTGCTTTGCGTAGATCTTCTAATTCGCCTACACATCGTTTGTTATCTACACAACGAAAAATACTGTGTATATTTTTTTCTACGATAGCTTTTCGTAATTCGTCTTTGTCGTCTATGCGAAATATACTTGTTAAATCTTTATCAATGTATGCTCTGCGTATGTCAGCAAATACTTCTTGATCAGGATATAAGATTTCAAATCTGTCAACTAGTTCAAATATTTCCATCAAATTTTTCCTTTAGCCAGTCAAAATCATTGATACGTTTCAATTCGTTGGTATTGTTTCTATAGCGAGCACCATAAGCAGCACCAGCTTTTGCTCCTTTTAATGCATATTCACCAAAAGCAGGATTGTTTTCTGTATACGTACACCATGTTCTCAATCTTTTATTTGTTTCTTCATCTTTTTGTCTATCAATTACTTTACTGCTTAATTTAACACATTCTCTAAACGCACTTTTCCACGTATTAAATGGATCAGTATTAAAAGCAGTAATATTAGAAATTTTATTCATAGCTACAAACTTGTCACTAATACTTGTTGTCATATCAGGTTTGCTTGTATCCATCATTAGAGTTGGTTCTGTAGGAAACAATTTTATACCACCGTAGCCGTATACTAACCCATTTACTGGATTCAAACTTCTCCACACATGGACAGCACCTTTATTATGATGTTCCGGAATATAATCAAATGCAAAATCATCCATCAATTGTGCATCGCCGTCTATAATCCAAAACATTTCTGTTTCACATAAACTTGCTGCGGCAATGTGTGCTTGATGAATACCTTTAACACCGTGTATGCGTTTTACATCTGGAAAACGTTCTAATAATTTTGCATAGTTTTCGTCAGCATTTGGCTCATTATAACTGATAAAAACTTTATCAAAATCACTAACAACCGGTTCACTTGCTTGTATTTCAACAAATTTTTTATTAATATAAAAACGTGCTTTTAATTCGCCAGGCCCGTGATGACTGTTTTTAGGCATCAGTGCTATGCCATCATAAAAGTTGCCGTTTAAAAAAACGTGTGTTATATCTTGACTATAATCATCTGGTACATAATCAAATTCAAAATCGTCTTTTACTACTAGATTGTTATATACAATCCAAACAAACTTGGTTAAACATCTTTGTTTTGCTTCTGGCACTGTGCTTGCACATTTGGCCATAGGCACTAATTGTTTCAAATCTAAAAATAATTGTTCAGACGGATCGCCTATAAAATAAACATCATACATACAGTAATTATATAATATATGCACATTGCTGTCAAGTTTAGAATTTAGATAAATATATTTGACGGAGGAATACCATGGAATTCATACCAGGCGATCAGTATAGATTAGATATTATAGGTGCTGATAGCACCATTATTGTTGACAGTTGGACAGGGCAAGTCAGAGCTGACATTGTCGGGCACAACGGTGAACTAATTGTTGATGTAGCAGCAAACAAAGTATACGGACCACTAGTTGGTAATGTAGAAACACTTGCAGGCGAAACAATTTTAGATACAGAAAATAAACAGTTTACTGGTGTATTATACGGTGACGTATACAATAGTGAAAACGAAATAGTTTTAGATGCTGATAACAACACATTGTATGCAAATGTCAATGGTAATATTGTTGATGAATTCAACGAAGCTATAATAGATGTTGCAAATCGCAGTGTTATTGCCGACAGTTTTAGCGGAGACTTTTTTGGTAATTTTTACGGTACACTGAGCAGCGATAGTGTAATATACGGAAGCCTTGAAGGCGACTTTAACGGTAATGGGTATGGTTCGTTTAGTGGTAATTTCAACGGTAACTTCGACGGTGAATTTACTGGTATACATATAGGCAGAACAATAGGTGATGTAACTGGTAGTCTAATAGGACAATTGTTATATGACGAAAATACACCTATGACAGCAATAGACGATATTAATAATAAAAGTGCATGGCTAGGTAGTATTGCTTGGACTGGTGCTAGTGGCAGCGACATTATTTTAAATAGCGGGCCAGAACGTCATGATGTATATATAAAAGCAAATGTTGTGGATTACGAAGGAAATGTAGTAATTGATTTAGGCAGACCTGGTGAATCAAGTCCTGTATTCAAAGGTAGATTACAAGGTGATATAACTGACGCTAACGGTAAGTCTGTATTGCAAAAATCAGGCGATGACTGGATAATTGGTAACCAGGCAAATATATCTGTTGGTTCCTATGAAGATTTACGCACACTAAAGTTTTTTAACAAACAAATTAGACATTACACAAAACAAACTAGTGCATTGTCAGATTATATTTTCCACTCTACAAGCGTTGATGCAGAAGGTAATCCAGGAAACATTAATCTATCACAAAAAACATTAAGAATAGAATCAACTGCAACATATGATGATTCAGATAAAAAAATTGGTTATATCGAATTTGGTGTTGATCAATCAAAACCTATAAACAACACTTCACCGTTTTTACCAGGTGAATTTAGTATTAAAATGTTTGATGGTGCGTTTGGTCCAGACTTGTCTAAGAAATTTAGTGTAAACGGTGATGGTGTAGCAAGTGCTAATGTATTTAGAGCAATGCCAACAGACTTTGTTACTAGAGATTCAATGGCTGCACAAGAAGGTATGATTATCTTTAATACTAATACTAAAAAATTCCAAGGATTTACTGGCTCAAATTGGGTTGACTTGCACTAAGTTCTTTGCTATAATAATAACATATTAGAAATCTTGGTAAGGAGGTTAATATGTTATTTGAATGGAATCATTTAAAGAAAGCGAATACCGACTATTTTACACATTGCTTTGTTGCAGTGTGTTATAGTTTTCTCGGATTAGGCGTATTTGTAATGGGTATATTACATGCGTTCTTTCCTTTTATGTTTGGGTTTACACCCTACAAACTTGCTAAAAAGATCACTGATGGCACGGAAAAGAATTTTCCTGCTTGTGTCAACGAGAAGTAAATGAAAATCTACATAAACGGCGATCAACTAGATAGCAATACCATTGACATTATCAAACGTCAAGATCCTGAATACGTTGATGTACACAACACAGAGTGGACAGACAATATTCACGGAGCACTCCATGCTTGGGCTAACAACACAGGCTACGGTATTGGAGAAGAAGGCCCTGGCTTTCTTAATGTAACAACCAGTGGTACAACTGGGCATCCACAGCGAATTTCACATAGTCGAGAAACTATTGAACAAGTTGTTGATAGCAATATTAAACTACTAAACTTAAACAAGAATAGTAGAATTGTAAGTTTGTACAGTCCTAGAGGAATTGCTTTTACAACATTAAGTTTGTTCATAGCAGAAAAGCTAGGATGTGAGCTGTACATTGAAAACTTTAACGGATTGAGCTACATTGATAGAATCAATACTGTTAAACCTACTCACACACTAATACTTCCTAATATCTGGAAAACATTATATAGACATCCACGTTGGAAAGAAATTGATTACAGTAGTTGTGATACGTTAATTACCGGAAGCGACTTTACTCCAAATGGTATGTTAGATGAACTGCGTGAACATGGAGCTCAAAAGGTATACAACGTATACGGTAGTACAGAAGTTCCACCGATTGTGTTGTACAGTGAAGAAGAAAACACTTATACCAAAGACAGTGTTCCTGTAGGTTGTGAAGTTCGTATTGTAGATAATCAAATACAATGCAAATGGAGCAGTCAAGATATTTGGTGGACTAGTGGAGATTGTGTAGAAGGCAACATCGATCGTTTTACTCTTAACGGTCGTGTGCCTAATATGTTTAAACAAAACAATGTTAGAGTATATCCTGAACAAGTAGAAAAGGCAGCAGTATCTGCAGGTGCAGAATTAGCACTGTGCCAACAAGTAGGCAATCATTGTGTATTGCACTACACAGGTAATATACACAACGAAAGCGAATTTGTTGAACAGTTTAAACATATTCCTAGATTCCGTTTACGTGCTGTAAATGAAATTGCAGTAGATGACAATCTAAAGAAAATTATAAGGACACAAACATTTTGAAAATAACAGTTGTAGGAGCAGGCACTGCTGGAGTAATGGCAGCAGCATACTTGAAGAAAAAATTAAATGCTGATGTGTGTTTGTTATACAGCAATAGTGTTCCTACAATTGGTGTTGGAGAAAGTGTTACACCTTATGTTACTAGATTCTTAAATGATTTAGAACTAGACGAACAACAGTGGATGCAAAAAACAAACAGCATTTACAAATATGGTAATTGCTTCGAAGATTGGACAGACGACAATCTTAAACATTTTTTTGCATTCACTTATAACGAACCAGTTGACAAAGTTTTACAAAATAAAACATTATCGTGGGATGACATAAAATGTGTTACATCTAATGATATAAGATCTACCGATGTGTGGACAAGTTTGTACTGCAATGGCGAATCAACATATTTTAGTGATGATTTCAATCAATTGCATTGTTTCATGGAAGACCTTAAGGCTCCTTATATGTATAATCGTTATTTAGGAACACCATACAGTTATGCATATCATATAGATGCAGAAGCACTAGGAGAATATTTAAAAACAGTTTGCAAAGATCTCGGTGTAAAAGAAATAGTAGGTACTATAACTAAAACAAATATCAACAATGGCATCAAAAGTGTAGAATTAGATACTGGCGAAATAGTTACCAGCGATGTTTGGATAGATGCTAGTGGATTTCATAGAGTTCTTATCGGACAATTAACTAACGAATTTGTGCATTACGATACTCCAGGCAATGCTAGTTGGGTTGCACCGTTGGAGTATACCAACGATACACAAATGAAAAACTATACACAAAGTATTTGGAACAAATACGGATGGATATTTAAAATAGGTCTAACAAATAGACAAGGCTGCGGACTTGTATTCGATACAAGATATACAGACCCTGAAGATGCAAAACAAGAATTTTTAAAACAAGCAGAAAATCGTAATATCAAAGAACCTAGATTAATAACTTGGGAGCCAAAACGATACAAAACACCAGCAGTACAAAATACATTTGCAATAGGTATGAGTGCAGGATTTGTTGAACCAATGGAAGCAAATGCACTATACATTACTATTGCAACTATTAAAGGTGTTGAACGTGCATTAAACAATAACAACATAGACGAATACAATCGTAGAGTTGGATTTACTATTGATGACATTGCCGATTTTATCGATGTGCATTACACACTTTGTAACAAAGGTTCAAGTGAATTTTGGAACGCACAACGTCAAAGAGGCATAGAACAAAACCATGTAGATATGCTGTTAAAAAAATACAACAGCAAATATCACAACATAGGACATGCTGTTGAATACTGGACTATGTTTCCAGATTATATGTGGTTAGAACTTGCAGCAGGATGGACTAAAAATATAGATAAGTTTAAAAAAGATATTCCTGCAGAAACAATAAAAAAATTTAAAGAAATTGTTGACATAAGAAAATTACAAATGCATAATGTAATGAAGAACGCACAAGATTACAAACAGTTTATAACGGAGTTTCATAATGTATAAATTTGAAATCTATGACGGCAGTCAAGATTTAACACAATGGTTCGAAGACGCAAAAGAGCACGGATACTACAACAACAGTAGTAAGGAAATGCTAATTGATTATATTGCAAAATACGAAGATGCAACACTGTTTTTGCTTTATTACAATGATCGAATTGTTGGTAATAGTGTTGTACATAGTTTAAAAGAATTAAGCATACTTGGTAAAGATGCATATCGTATCGGTGCAAGAACTTGTTTGATACGAGACCATATTGATGGTAATAGAGTATATGCACCTGCTAATGGTCCGGTAAATCATCACACTGTACAAATGCTATTACCTGTGTGTATTGAGCATGTAGGTAGAGATAAACCAGTTTATATCAGCACACACGAAGGCGGAGTAGGCAGTCAAGATCGTGTACACAAAGTATGGACGTACTTTACAAATAAACTAGGTATTACTACTGATAGTATTGAAATTGAATACAAAGGCACATTCCAAACATTTAGACGCATCGATGTAGATAGAATGTACGAATTATTAAAAGAAGCAAGATGGCCCGAAGCTGAACAAGCCATTCCTTTGTTTAGTTAAACATACTTTTTACAAAGTTCAAAAAAGTCTGCCATTTCAGGAAACGCTGCGTTAAAATCATTACCGCGGCGTTTATCTTGTTCAGTAAAGAAGTTATAAAAATCTGCTCTGCCTTGCATAATCTTTTCTAATGGATATTCAGTCTTATCCATGTAATCAACTACACGACGAAACTTTTCATACTCAATAGTACTAAACTTGTCCTTGCGATTATCGTCAACATTTTCTTTGATAAATTGCAAGTGATCACGCATGTAACTCATATATTCTTTTGGAAGTATATTAATATCATACTGTAATGGCTCCTTAAGGTAAGGTGTGTCAAAGCCTAAACGCTGCCAACGATATGTGTCAACATTGTTGTACTTGGCACGCCATTCAAGAATTTTTTCAAGCAAACTGCGGAATGTTGTTACACTAAAGATGTTGAATGTAATCATCAGTGTCATAGGTGCTGTAGTGTTACGCATCCAATAATCTAGATTACGTTCAAATACTTCTACATCTAGTCCATCACGAATATACTCCGCACGTTTACCCCAAGTGTCAATACTACTAAACAACTTAAAACGTCTAATCTTATTATTTGTTAACAAATCGTTTACACGGTTAGTAAACTTTTCTAATTGACGTGGTTTGCCACCTAAGTTACTATTACAATTAAGTTCCAAGTCTGGCTTAGGGTCTGCATCTAGAGCGTCAAACAATCTATATGTACTTTGCTGTATTGTAGGTTCGCCGCCTGTAATACGCAGAATAGTAAGCTCTTTACTAAGCTCAGGCCACCATCTCCAAAATGCATCAAGGTATGGATTGTTCTCTTCAGGGTAAATGTTAAACCAGTCGATGTCACAACGGTGGTTGCGTACATTAGTATAAGGACCGTGTTGTGCAATTTCTTGATAATATCTACTGCTTGCTTTAGGGTGACAGTAGCCGCAACGGAAGTTACACTCATTACCAAATGACACTTCTAAATACTCTGGATTTACGTTAAACTGCGATCCACCTTCTTTGACTGCTTGTAGTCTATGTTTAAAGAAAATAGTTTGGTTACGCTGTTTACGATCACTAATGTAATCTGCACCCATGTTTTCAATGTTCCAGCAATACTGACATCCAGCACACTGTTTACCTTCCATCATTTCTTGACGCTCTGCTTTTTTGATAGCAGTGTTATGAATTGCACTAGGATTAGTTTTAATTTCTTCTACATCAATCTTATGAGGAGCAGGATGATAACAACTGTGTGTTTCGCCTGTTTGAAAATAGATGTTAGCATGATACCATTTAGCAAAACAAAATGTAGGAGAAATTTCTTTTGTTATAGCATCAATGCGTTTGATTTCTTCGCTTTCGCTACGTTCCATTATTCTCTATCCAAAAATTGTTTGCTGTTATCACGTGCAGGATTTTGATACACTGTTTTAAAGAACAAACTTTGATTACCGTTGAGCGGTTCAGCAGCAATAGGCAAATCAAGTTCTTCAATTAACTTGTAACCAAGATCAACTGTATCTTCTTCCATTTGATCTTCATCAATGTCTTTGCTATCCCAATATTCATTGAGCCAGTCAAAGTCACGTACATTAATAAAGTCCCAGTCTGTACACATTGTTTTGTACAAACCTTCTCTAGCACCATAGATAGCCCAACGACCGTTTTCTACATCTGCACCTACCATTAGCCAGATATACAAACGATGCAAGTTTTTCCAATGGTTTTTATGGAAATCTTCTACACTAACACGCAAGCCTTGATCTAGTGCCATTTTAACACCTTCACGAAATCCTGCTCTCCATGCTTGTTTTGGTGTAGCGTTATTATAAATGTCACTAAATGTTCCATTCATTTGAACATATTCGGTATCCCAACAAAAATCTACTTGTGCATGTGGATTGTTTGGATCTGCGTTTTCATGTGTACGCATGTTAAGTACATGTTGCTTAGGCCAGCATTTAATGCCACCATTTCCGTACTTGAGTCCGTTGATGGTATTTTCAGCAGTCCAGCTAATAACTTTATTAGTTAAATCTGTGTTTTCGTCAAAGTTGATCACTTGCGTAAGAAAATCATCGCGTATTCTATTGTCGCCATCGATTGTAATAAATCTGTCTGTGGTAGATTTCTCAGCGGCTGCTTTGTGAGCACTGTCACTGCCTTTTACACCATGTACACGTTCTGCCCAAGGTACTTTTTTGCAAAGGTCGGCATAGTTTTGTTCTGCGTTAGGCTCATCATAGCTCAAGTATATAATATCGTAGTCAACGACACGAAAAGTGTTACTCATTTATTACCTCGTGTAAATAAGATCCGAATCTTCTTATAGTATAAATGCTAATGTCTAGATTGTCAAACTCAAAGTCGTAATCAAAAGGAATTTCGTTTCCATCAAACTTTAACAAACGATATAATATATTTGGATCACCTTTTTTTGTTATACTGTAAAATTGTTTTTGCGGAACAACCGAAATGTTTTGTTCTTGTAAATAACTATCTAACTGTTTGTGTACTTCTATACGCCAACATTTTTTAATATTATCTTGTACAATTTTTATTTCAGCATAATCGTCATCAAGTGTTGAAGGCACTTCATATATAAACGCTTCTTTAGAATATGCATTTTCAAATTCAATTCGAGATTTCAACACATACTTTTTTTCAATAAAATCATAATCAACAATATAATCAATTAATCTTTCACGGCCGTCTAAGATAGGCTGAATTTTTTCAAACTCAATTTCAAAGCTATCTAATAGCTCATCAGGACGTCTGCCAATTCTATGAATGACTCCATTTTTATCAAACGAGACATATCTTTTTTGATCTATAGTGATACTCATTTATAATCCTAAATATGTTTTATACTTGTTTACAATGCGTTCTGTAACAAAGTCGTTCTCTGTGTAATGAAACACTCCACTTTGTTTGTAATTTCCAATTTTTAAAACTAAATCATCTGTTAAATATACTCCAACATTGTCTTGCCAACGATGGGTATAGTTGTTATTCCAGTTTTGTATTTTTGATTTCATATGTACAAAAGTAGGATACGACGATCTAGTATTTGTAATTTGTGTTTCGCAATCCATAATACGTGCTGCAATAGCTGCATTTAAATCCATACTACAAAAATTTTGATAAGTTTTGCCACCTGCATGTTGCTTGTAAAACTGCTGATAGTTGTTTGTTATCATTTCCATCCAGGTATAAAATTCATGAGCTAGTTCAGATTTTTTAAACCAATGAAATCCGCTGTACAAGTTTGGCAAATTAAATTTATCAAAGGCTCTACGATAATACGTTCCAGATACTTCTTCGCCTCTATAAGTTAGTACTTTGCTAGTGTAATACAGATCATAATTTTGTAAAAATTCAAACCATGTGGTTAGGTCTTGTAAAACCAACATATCTGTATCCATTACAACTGTTTCTGTATAAGGAATAGCATGATATATTTTCCAACGATTGCTTACTTTCCATGTTTCGTTTTCAGCATGATCTCCCCAAGGTATTTCTACAATGTGATCAAACAACTTCTGATATTCATCTGGAACAGTGTCATTGGTAATTAAACAAATACTTACATCAGTATTAGTAGCATGTATACTCATTGCAGCAAGACATGCTTGTTCGATATAATTTGAATTTTCTGTATTTTGTGCTAAAAAAGTAAAGTTCTTAGTCGTCAATGCATCTCTCCAAACTAAACTTGTTCATAATATGTATATCATTGTCTTTTATTTGTGCAAGTGTATACTCACCTAATCTGTTTTCTTTTTCAACTAAGAATTTAAAAGTATTGTCTGTTATATCAACAAGTACATCTCTATCAATAGTATAAAATTTTGTGCCAGGCATTTTACCAACGAAATTACCTTGTTGATAACCATTCATAATATGTGCTGCTATACTAAATGCAAAGTCGTTTCTATATGTTGTATTACTAAATTGAAATACACTTCTATAATGCCAATAATTTTCCTTGATATGCTTTACAAGATCAAAGAAAATTTTGTTTAATTCAGTTTTTCTAAAGAAAATAACAGTAGCCCAATAAAAGTCTACACTAGTATCGCTGATAGTTTTAAATTCAGGAGTATCACTATAGATTCCTAAATGTACTGCATCCTTGTACAGCAAAAGATCTTTATGTTGTACAAAACAATTACTTAATGTATTGCTGGCAATAATATAATCTGTATCCATTACAAGTGTCTCTTCATAAGGAGATAACTCGTAACTCATTTCTCTGCCGGCATTTTTAAAATTAAGTTTTGTCTTATATAATGCACCGTCTTGATAACGTTTAGTTGATAAAGTTTCAGATGATAAAAATATAATTTTATCAAAGTTTTCTACATAGTTTGGATATTTTGCAACAATATCAACGTCGGTCACAATACTAGTGGGCAAGTCTAAATACTTGCTTATGCGTGAGGCAAGGAAATTAGCTTGCTTTACATAGTCTATGCTTTCGTTGTTATATGCAAATAATAATACGCCTTTGCTCATAAATCCATTATACTTTCAACAGAACGGTTTTTCTTTAATTTGTTATATTCAGTGAAATAAGTATTAGTTGCTTCAAAGTACTTACTAACTACTGAACTTGTAAAACTTTCTAAATCTGTTACTTCAACCGGAATATCATTATCGTCTACAAGAATAGTGCTTGTTTGTTCCATTGCTAACAAACTTTGACAAAAACTTACCAGTTGTTGTGTAACCTTAAATTGTCCACCGTTGTGATAGTAGACTAAATTTTCTTGATGTTGTTCTTTAAGTAAACGTTTTTGGTTATTTAATGTAACCATATAGTTACTAATATCTAATGCTTTTTCCAAGCGTTCGTCCATACTAATCTCCGTAGAATTGTTAGTATAGTATATACAACTTTTTTAAAATTGTCAATGAAATACTGGTTAAAGATTTTTATCAGTAGCACCAGTTGGAGGATCTAGTTTGATAGCATCGTATGTAGTAGGTGTGCCGCCTTCTGTAATAGTAAACTCGCTATCAGGATAACGTGTTCTAAATTCACTAGTAATGGTTGCAGTTACAGGTTCATCGATTCTACCAGGTACATAACCTTCAACTTGACCGCCAGTACCTTGATCACTGTCATCAAATACTGCTTCCAATATTATTTGAGAGTTGTTAGGTACAACCATAACTAATCTAAATTGGTTATTGCTATAAATATTTTGGCCAAACGTAGGATTAAAGAAGCCGCCGTTGATACTATAAACTGTTGTACCGGCTGTTAAAAAGCCGCCACTTACAGTACTGTTACCGCTCATCGTAGCACTGTCATAACTCAACGAAGCAGAACCGCTGCTATAACAAACCCAGTTACCGTTTTGTTTGCGGCCAATACTTAGTGTTCCCATTGCACTTAGGATACGTGCCCAATCGCCGTCTTTGGTAGTTGCTGTTCCGCTTGTGCCGCCGGTGGCACTAGCATTAAATCTAATTAGGCCGCCTGCATTTAAATACCAGTTTCTAAAATTCTGGTTTTGAAATGAAATTGTAATTCTATGAGAAATAATATCAACAGTATCACCCCATGTGTTGCCTGCTTTTGTAGATACCATAGTAGTACCACTTGGATAACTTGCACGTACAAAGTCTGTTGAAAAACTTGCTTCTGGAAAGTTAAACGGAGAGCTATCGTCGAACCCTGTTACTAGACCTTGCAAACTTTGCCATGTTGTAATATCAGACCACTCAATTAAATCTGTCGAATCTACTTTGCCTAGGTCAGTGGCTGCTGATGGAGATACTGCATTATTTTGATGCACGTAACCTGCTTCCATGTCAAGATACAGTTCACGTTGTTGCTGAGACGTAACTAACTGAGTTGCACCGCCTGCAACTGTACTACTTAATAATGCTCTACCATAACCCGTTGAATTTCTTCCGATAGTTGGATCAACTGCCGAACGGATGTTGTTATAATTCAACGCTGTTATTAAGTCATTTACTGCCATACTATACCTTTTTTCAAATTATAACACACTTGAATTTAAAAATCAAGTACTATAAACTATTTACTTTATTAGAACTTGGAACATCAAGATCTACATATGTGCCATCAGGTTTGTAAAAATCAATAATACTTGTTAATGTTCCATCAACAGGTTCATCTGCACCGCCGCTGCCGTTAGCATCGTCTGTTAATCTTATAGTAATTACAAGTGTTTTACCTGAATTTTCTGTATTTGCATAAACCGAATATAAGTTATCTGCATACACAGCACTACCAGCTTTTGAATATCCTAGTGTTTCTGTTGTTGTTAAGTTGTATGGAGTAAGAGTTGTGCTTGTTCCTACAGAGTTTGTACTAAACATTCCTGTATAATTAAACCTAATATTTCCCATAGCAGTAAACATTGCTGCCCAGTTACCACCTTTGGTATTTGTATAACCAGTAAGAGTAGCAGACATACGCAATTCGCCGCCTGCATTAAACCAATGACGTATTGCAGTTGCACTTACAAATGTAAATTTTACTCTATGTATAATTTCTTGCGGTGCTGAAGCTGGACCACCCCATGCAGTTGTTCTAACTGCATTAGCACCGGCATTAACTAAGTCTGCTTGAGAACTATGTATAACACGTTTGTCTGTTTCAATAGTTGTCATTAGACTTTCATACGAACTCCAAGTTTGTTCAATAGGAATAGTAGGATCTAAACTATTATCATCAGCAATTAAATCAGCAGTGGTTACTTCTTGTATGCTAGTCGGTTCTGTACCTGTTTGGTGCGTTCTAGCATTAACCATATCTCGATATAATGAATTAATATCTGATTCTAAAACTCTTTCGGTAGCTGCAACTTGGTTACTTAAAACAACTTGTCCGTAACCGCTGGTTCCAGTTCCCATAATTTGATTTAGTCTTCCTTGAAGTACATTATATCTACCTGATGAAATTAGTGCTTTTGCCATTATATTATCCTATTTTATGTACTTATACCTTTAATACGCATTCAACTAATTTTTCTTCTTCGTTGTCATTTGATTCTAATGCAATACCAACTAATGCTCTAGTTGCTAATGTTGTACAAACACCTTCTGATAATGCATATACTGCTTGACCTTTTTTGACAACGCCTTTAACACGTACCGGAACACGACCTTTTAGACCAATTGCTTGACCTTCACAATCATTGTTCATTAAGTATGCTGGCTCTGCACTGATTACACCTATTGCAAAATCGCTAGAATTAGCAGGGCGGGTTTCTGCTGTTGGATTATCAACTGACCCTTCTCCTGCAACTGCCATTGCTGTTCCTACTGGATATTCCTCAGCAGTTGTATATTTTTCAGCTAAGTCTGCATAACGTGCTGTTGTAGCTGTACCATTAAAAATTGTAGCTGTTAAGTTTCCGCTTGCATCTCTTGCTGCAATAGTGTTTGGTGTTGCTGCTGTTGCTGCTGATCTGTTTGTTCCGCCAACGCTTAATGTATCTGCACCTGTTGCTTGACCTGTAAATGTAGTTGCTACAACGTTTGCCCATTTAAGAGCACCAGTACCTAATGTAAATGTATTATTTGTTGCAGGAACAACACCTTTTGTAGTTCCGCTATAAACAATATCTACAACTCTATTTGTTGTAATGCCATCTGCACTTGCACCAAAGCGAATATCTGTACCTTTGTTGTTAAACATCTGTACAATATTACCGCCAGTAATCGAAATTTCAAAATCATTACCGTCGCCTAATAATAGGCCTGCATCTGCAAAATTAACTACACTTGGGAATGATGAATTTGCTGTTGTTACAAAATCTGATGCAAGGTTGCCACCTAAACGTAGTGCATCACTTGCAGTACCCCAGAAATAAGGAGTAACACCGTCAGTATCAATTTGTGATACACCTAGTGTGCTTGACTTTTTAAGTGTAATGCCTTTCTTGATTACACTAAAGTTACCAGGAATATCAAAATCTTCTACTGCTGTAGGTTGTGTTGTAGCAGGTGTAAAGTTTTCATCTGCAATAATATATGCTGGTTCATTTTCAACTAATGCAATAATAACAGGTTTTAATACTTCGCCAGGACCATAAATTTCAATTGATAGTAGCTGTGTAGTACCAGTACCAGCACTTTGTGGACCTACGAGAATCCATTCATTGTTTCCTGAGCGAGCATATAATTGATTGTTTGTTGTACTCCACCAAAGGTCGCCTTCGTTAACGCCTGCTGGTTCACTAGGAGAAACTTCTGCACCACCTGCATTTTTCCATGTAATACCAGTATAGTATTTTAGTTTTTCGTTAGCACTATCGTACCATACTTGCCCATCAATTGCTTTAGACGGTGATGTTGTTCCGGCAAAATTTTCTAACAAAAACATAATATTTTCGTTTTGTATTTCACCGTATCCTGAAAAGTTTTTACCAATAAATTTTAGGTCAGTAGTTTGGTCAATAGTACCGTCTTCAACTGCGGTAATTTGAGCTCCTGAATACCTGTTAATTATATATGCCATTTTGATTCCTCGTAGTTTATGTTATTTATCGTATTATGTCGGAGACCAAGGTGTAGTGCTTTGCCATGTCCATGTAGGCACCGATAATACTTCTGCTCTTTCAAATTCAATTATTACCCTCGACACAGAAGGAGTTGTGTAAACATATGGATCTGTAATACTAAACGATTCAACAACACTCTGGTTTTGTGTACCACCAGCATCAACAGGAACGTTTGTTATATTAACATTACCCATTATATTATCTGGGTTAGCATCATACAATTCGCCTGTACCTGGATACGGATTAGTTGTAGTACCTACTAGATACTCATCTGCAACAGTACCAATAAGTTTAACTACTGTTCCATTTGCTTTATCTGCTGGATCAATTAGTGCATTTAATAGTTGCCAAACTTGGTCTGCACTACCTAGATTAACTGTTGTTGAATAATCTAGACCAGTAATATCAACTGACAAGATAATCGGAAACGCTTGTAACTCGTTATCAACATATCCTTTGGTTGCAGCATCGTTAGTCTGACTTGGATTTGACAAACCTCTTAGCTGAACATTGCTAAATGTAACAACACCTCCGGTGTTTATGTTCAGCGGGCCTGCTTGTATAATGTTGCCGCCAAGTGAAATATTGCCAACAACATTTAAACTATCCAAGTTTCCAACTGATCGTAAACTACTGTTAACAACTGTCGAACCTAATTCTGTTTTACTTAAAACATCAGAGTTTCCAATTCGATATGCCTTTGCATTGTCATCAATTTCAATGTTTTCGCTGGTTGTCCACGCACTAGTTGCATTCATCCAAGTCCAGTCAATACTTCCTTCACTAGACTCAATTACAATACCAGCATCGTCAAGCACCGATTTGTCAGGTACAGTACTATCTTCAGATATAGCAAGTTGAATTTGTTTATCATTAACTCTTAAATTATTAACATCAAGTGTTGTAGTTATACCACGAACTGTTAAATCGCCTTCAACAATAACATTACCAAGTCCTGGAGTTCCGTCGCCAATGTGCAATTCTGCTTGAGGATTGCTGTTTTGTATACCAATTCTTTTCTCAGTTGCTTTGATTGTTATTGCATCGTAGTCAGCACCGCTTTTTAATCTAACAATATAATCAGCACCATCTCTAACGTTTTGTACAACAGTACTAGATGAACCGACTGTAAATTTGTGATCTAATGTGTCACCAATTACCAACGGTACAGGATGTGATATAGATAATTGACCGTTCATAGTATCGCCAGCAGTTGATACAAAATTATCAACAGTGTATACGTTTCCTAGACTATCAACAATTTGCAATGCACTTTCTGCTTGGCCATGAAACTTCCAATCAGAAAATGCTGTGCTAACATTAATCCCTGATTTAATAGTTGTAAACCCTGTTATAGGAATTTGTGGAATAAAAGTTTCTTTTGCATATATTGCTACTCTACTACCACCAATAAACAAGTCATTAACAATTTTATTTTGGCCGTTTTTATCTTTAAGAGTTCTAGTTACCCATCCGTTGATACCTTGGCTATAATCATAGTGTGGTCCAATTAACTGCCAATCCGAACCATCATAGAAATATAATCTTTTGGTATTTGAATCTATCCATATATCTCCATCGACTTTGTCAATTGGGTTTTGAGCACCTAATACTATATTATCTGTGTTTCTAAATGTAGAACCGTCATATACTTTTAATCTTCCAGCACCTTTATCATACCATAATTGTCCTTCAACAGGTTTGCTTGGAGCACTTGTGTTAGCAAAATTTTCTAAAAGTTTAATAAAGTTTTCATTTAGTATTTCACCAAACCCTTGATAGTTTTTACCTATAAAAATTAGGTCTGTTGTAGATGAGTCAATTGTTCCGTCAACTAATGTTAACAGTAACGAACCATCTGTTTTATTAAGTGCATAACTCATTAAACTTCTCCGACATACATAATGTAATTAAGTGTTAAGAACGGGTTAGTTACATTTAAAGGATCGTTATCTGCTCCGCCTGTAATATCTCCGCTGTTTTCCAATCGTGTTCCTGATCCTGCATCAAACGATCCTCCTGCTGTAACTTCTGGAGGTACTGTACTGTTTGTTGCTGTTGTTGTTGCATAAAATTGCTCGCCTAGTGAACTTTGTAGATCGTGTGTGTGACTTGGTAAGTTTGCTTCATCAAGTGTTGTTGTTTCTTCACCTGCAACACCGCCTAATGCATATCCTGCACTATCTGAAATTCTATTGTTCAATGTTGCTTCCGATCCGTCAAGTTTGCCTAAAATAAATCTACCTCTTAGATCTGGCAATCTAAAGTGTGTTAAATAACTGCTTGGAATACCGTAAACATGTGTAACTGCATCACTAGTAATTCCTAATGCTGCTGCCAATGCTGCATATTGTGCAAAAGTTAATTCTTGGTTGTTACAGAATTTCCAGCCTGCTGGTTCATACAATCCTGCATATGGCATAATTGTACCTAAAGGAAATACCGGCAAGTTTGTTATTAAATCGCCATATGTTACTTTATGAACACCAGTGGTGCTAGTACCATCAATGGTATCTGCTGTCGGTCTGTTTATCAATAACTCGTCAGAGCTAATAATTCTTCCGCCGGCATAGGTAGTTGTAATATCTGTTTTGTCTGTAAGGAAAGTGCTACTAATTGTTGTATTAAATGTTTTTGTTAACGAACCTGCACCGTTAAATGTAAATCCTGACGAACTTACATCTCCTGTCATATTAAATGTAGTAGAACTTACTAGTTCTGATGCTTTTGTAGCATTACCTGTGATACTACCTACAATATTAGTTGCATTAACTGTTCCAACATTTAAATTTGTTATATAAGCATTTGTATAAGGATTACCAGAAGTACCAATATTATAACTACCTCCAGTATGCTGAATGTTACCTTCAATTACAACATCGCCGTCAACATTTAAGTTGCCAG